CGTGACTTGGTCAATCTGTTTCTCCACCTGGGCGTCTCGTGCTAGGAGAGACTTGAAGGGGGAATCCATATCCAACTTCAATCCCTTACGGGTACCATCGTCCTGTGCCCTACCCATGGTGGCAGCCATGTCCGCCTTGTCCTGGATGTTTGCCATGTCCATACGACCATGAACCTGCTGGTGTGCAATCTCAATAGGCACACCCTGGTTCCTTAGCTCGTCTACCTCAGCCCTTGCTTGAATAACTGGATGCTGAAAAGCATTGCTGTTATGTGTACCCGGAGTACCCATAGCAAAGTCTCCAGCGCTGTTCCTAAGCTCCGGCTTGGCCATCACATTCATATCATTCTCATAGAGATCGAATAGTTCTTGGAGTGGGTGCATTCTAATAACCTTTAATAGTATTAGGTCTTATTAAAGGTTATTAGATTTCCTTTGAATAAGGTATATACTTTAATAAGACCTTTATGGTTATTTATTCCCCTTTCGTCTTTGATCTACATTATCCTTAATGGCATTGTACTCTGAGCTGCTACCCATTTGGTCGCCCTCAAAGAACTCCTCAAAGCCTGACTTGGAAATGATCTTGTCACAAATTTCTAGTTGTCTTTTCTCTTTACCGATGCGCCTAATGAAAGCGTACCAACATACCTGAGTAAAATAAGAGAATGGATTGGCAGATTTGGCGGGGTCAAAGTTACCACAATAAACCACGCAGTTCTCAACCGCATCCATCACCATGTCTTGACGATACATGTAGTTGGAGAAGTTAGGTCTCATTGACAGGTGCTCTGCAATGTCTAGGAAGCACTTACCAATGTACCGAGGGATTGGAGGACGAGGTTCTCCTTCTTCTTTTGCCTGTTCGCATTTGCTCCGGTATGAAACAAGTGCAGCAAAGAACTCTTTGTTGTCAATGAAGTTATTCTTCTTGCGCTTCTTTGGCGCAGGTGTTGTTGTCATAATGCTGTTGTACCTATGGTTATTATATCACAAATCACTCAGGAATGTCAGGGGAGGCGTCAAACATTTCCTTAAGCCTGTCTCTCATGCTTTCTATCTTACCTACATACCCTGTGTTCTTCTTGGACTCTACCTTTCTTCTTATAGGTGATGCAACCCGTGCTGCTATCAGTGCTTTCTTATAAAAGTCCACACCAAACTTATCCAACTCGGACATACATATCACATGGTTCTTAAAGACGATAGTCATATCCTCATTAGAATACAACAACCACTTCTTTGGAACCAGTCCACTCATCACTATACCTTTCTCTTGATCTATCTGAGTGTTCTCACTTATAATAATAGGGTTATGTAACACAAAGAACTTCTCACCATGTTCTTCCGTTGGGAAGACTTCAGAAAGGACTTCCTCTCCGGTTGTAATCTTTATCGTGGCGTAAAAGTTCTCGTTCATAGAAGTACCCCCTTGGAGCTATTTAGATTGATCTCTGTCATTCGGTAAGTAAAGTTCTCATTAACATAATACTTAATCCGTTCACTCAAATGATTGAGTGTAAAATTATTACGGGTTCCCTGCGCTCTGAAGTCGTCAGCGATGTCCCACAGGAGCACGGAGTCCTTTCCTTTGGCTTTCCTTAAACCCCTGCCTATGGATTGTAGCACACGGATGCGAGACTTGGAAGGGGAAGCAAACACTACATGGTGTAAGTTCTTAATGTTCACACCAGTAGACATGGTTCCATAGGATCCTAGGATAATATTGTCACTAGATTCCTCAGCTACCCTCCTAACATTCTCCCGTGTCATAACATCTACACCACCATGGATAAGGTGAACAGGCTTATCGGTATTTTCTATAATTCTATCTGCAAGGGGGATGCCGTGTCCCTCGACCCTGGTAAATAAAACTAACACATTTCCCTTTAGCCCTGTGGACAGGTCCGTTATGAACTGATTCCTCTCCTCGTCCTCCCCAATGTGTTCTATCTCGTCGTTGTAAGTAGCAAACACCTGGGGGCGATGCTTCAATGTTATAATCTCACACTTCAACTGAGCAAGGAAACCTTTGTCCATTAAGTCAGAAGATGATGTCGTCTTATAAGTTGGACCGAATGTTCCCTCCAAGATAAGCTTGTTGACATTCTTTCCGTCAAGGGTACCAGTGAACCCATACCTCCACTTAGCATCAGGACACTTCTTCATGATGCCCTGGAGTACCTTTGCCTTGAAGTTGTGGCACTCGTCTCCTATAACAGCGTCAAACTGAGAGTACCAACCCTTCTGGAGTCCGTAGATAGACTGCCAGGTTGAGATGGTTACTGGTGCTGTGGTGTCCAGAGAGTGTCCCTGGTAAATCTTATGGACATTATCTGGGCTCCACCCATAGTCAATGAAGTCCTTTGACATCTGTTCAACCAAGGACTTGGTTGGCACTACGATAAGGGCTCGCTTGCCTATGGACTTCAGGTAACGGGAGATGCCGTATATCATAAGAGACTTACCTGACCCCGTGGGTGAGACGATAGTCTTCCTGAACTCTTTCAGTGCATGGAATACAGTCTCCACCTGGTAGTCCCGTGGCTTGACAGAAGATATCTTATTCATGAAGAGTTCCACCCCCTCAAAGAACACCTTCTCGTCTACCTGATAAGGGACTCCGTAATACTCGTTGTTCTTAAAGTCCCAGGAGTAGTTGTGCTTATCCAACCACTTACACAAGCGGTAGGTAAGACCGGCTGGGAGTGTCTGCTTTGTAACACTACAAAGTCTTATCTTCCCATCCCAGTACTTCTTCCTGTACGCAGGAGCAAACGACGCTCCCTCTACATCAAAAGAGAATGCTTCCTGTAGCTCATACAATACATGTTGATCGCAGTCAAGATGAACATCCAATTCGTTCTTCTTACTTATAATTACATCAGACATCTACTACCTCAATGTGTGATAATTTACCAATATTCGTTTGCCATATGTACCTTGCCTCATCATAAGACTCCACTGTCACACTGACCCCATGCTTGTGATATAACTTATAGTGGTGACGGTCATATGGCTCTTCACTTGTGGATGAAAACGTTTTCATTTGGGGTTATACGGCCAGGTAAGATGCATACCCGTAACCAATAGAATGATAAAGAAGAAAACATATGCTGTTGCCATTAGACACCCCCCACAAAGGTACGCCATTGAATCATGTTCTTAATATTATAAGACATTTGGTGTACTTGTTTAAGTATCTCGTTAAGAACTCCTAACACTGTGTCATAATACTCTAGCTTCATTTCGGCGTTCATGATGTCCTTATCCACCTGTACCCAGTGAATAACATCAGACTTGATTACCTTGTGAGGAAAGGGCTGTGCCTCATACTCTTCAGGTGCTGCCTTGCCAGAGTAGTACAACCACTTGGAGTGTTGTAGTTTCTTTAACTCTTGTGCTTTCTTTTTAGATAATAATGTATACTCAGAGCGAAGGCATAGATACTTCTGGTGTAACTGAGGAATCTTAAGTGATGCCTGGTCCAGCATCACATCATCAATTACACTATCTTTTTCCCACATGCTCTGGATTTTCTCCAGGTCCATAATTAAGGTGCTAAGTCGTTTCCTAGGTAAGATCTACGATAAGTTGGTCTCATAGTGACATCAGTTGCAGTTGCCGCTTCATAGATGAAGTAGTCATAGTAAGTATACTTTAAACTACACTCAGCTGTAAAGTAATTTATGTCAGGTACAGAGGCGTCAAAGTTCAGGGTAGTGAGTGACGAAGGCCATGCATCATGGAATACAAACTCAGCAACTGGTTGGTAATTGCTTGAGAGAATAAAAAGAGAACAATCGGATCTCCACTGGTTTTCATACCCACCTAATTCTGATTTGTTTTGTGTTAATAACCTCTCTTCTATGGGAGGAGGATTGATACTCTTTATTCTTCCCCTGCTCATGGTGAACTCCTTAGAGGAGAAAGGTGTTGCCAACTCTCTCATCCAGTCATGCACCTGGTACCAGTTCTTCATGTTCTCATCTACCAGGAACCTGATAAACAAGTCTTCATAATAAAGCTCGTCCCCAGGCTGTGGAATCTTATTGAATCTTGTGGTCTGGTTTGCTGCCTCCATAGAGATAGCAGGGATTGATGCCGACTGACAAAAGAAGTCCACACCACGAAGCTTATTGACAGAGAACTTAAACCCAATAGGGGAAAGGAAGTTCCTGTTCTCAATGGAGAAGTTCTGCTCCACCGGGGGCATAGAATAGTTGTCAGACTGCTGTGCCATATTAGTCCTGTGTCTGGAATTGATGGTCCATAATAACAGCAAACATTCTATTCTTCATAAAATACAACCACTGCTGCTCCTCTACAGGACGCTTGGGTGAGCCTGGCCACATTTCTAAAGAGAAACATATCCAACTATACATTAGTTTAGCCTCCTCAATACCCATACGGATATCGCAGTGCCACTCTCCTTCCCAGTCGTAATCTTGTTCCATAGGGTTATTTAGACACAAAAAAGGGGAGCCCGAAGGCTCCCCGTTGGTATCCCGTTGGATACGAACTCTTTATCACATCAGGTTAAGGATGGATACGCGACGATAGTAGCGGTTGGTGTTGTCAGACAGACGACCGAGACCTTGGTTTGCACCATTGATGCCGCCGATAGGACCTTCAGCATAAGGGTTGGCGATAAGACCGTAACGAGTCTTGAAGCCGATGTTAGGCTGGAAGGAGTCAGCAGTAACACTGCGGACCATCTGCAGGGGCACGTATGGGCAGTAGAAGATACCAGCATCGTAGGCGTTAGTACCCTTATAACCAGCACAGTAGTACTGAGTATTAGAAACGTTAGCCGAATATGGGTCGATGTAGACCTTCAGTTTGCCGTTGATTGTACCAGCAAACAGGTTGCCGCAATCATCAACGTTCAGGTTGGCGTTCAGTGCAGGAGTGTAGTCAAGCACACCAGCCATCGTCAGGGCGGAAGCAACGTCTGCGGAGCAGATAATCATGTTGCCCTTGCCACGACGAGTCTCTTCTGCGATGGCGTTACAGTCACGCTCGATCTGGAAGAGGAGACCCTTGAATTTCTCAACGGACCATCTGCCGTTGGCGTCGGTATCAAGGTTGAACACACCAGGTGTGGTCACATTGTTCTGAGCACCGGGGACGGCTGTACGATAAACGGTACGAACCACTTCGCGGTTGATCTCAGCGAGGATCTCAGAGGAGAGGATGTTGGCCAGTTCAGCTTCGGCATCCAAACCATGGATGGCGCGAAGATCCTGTGCCAATTCAATCGTGTACTGAGCCTTCAGCGCGCGGCCTTTGGCTTCAACGATTGCCTTCTCGATTGAGAAGCCCATCTGGCGGAACTCAGTACCATTGGCAGCACCAAGAGCTTCCATGACACCCTTGTTCATGCCACCCATACCAGGGTTAGGACCAAGAACTGGATCGTAAGCAGGACCACCAGGTGAACCACCATTGTTGGAGGTAAGGTCGGTAGTGATACCAGCGGTAGAGAGGTTATCCTCTAGGAGACCTGGGTTAGCGGGAACGTTCTGTCCACCAACTGTGCTGTAAGGTGTTTGACCGGGCACATATGGATAAGGAGGAGCAACCGTCTCACCGTTAGGATAGGTGTAGCTGGTATTAGCAGCGTTTGGCCTACCACCGGAGTTCGAGAAGCTAGGATCAGCTTCGTTGAACAGTGCTTCATTCGGGCCGTTAGGACCATCATACATCGCACGCATGGCGAAGATGAGTCCAGTAGGACCTGACATGGGCTGAACGCCACAGATGTCATAAGCGATCAGGTTGGGCATCGCACGGCGGATCAAGCTGATCAGAACCGGGTCGAAACCTGCGCGGGGACCTGCGTTAGCGGCAGAGGTTTGGAAACCATCAGCACCAACGATGCTAGTGGGGTCGGATTCCATAAGGAGTCCTTGTGATTCGCCGGAAGCAGCACGCTCTCCGAGGAATTTCTCTTGGTTTTCGAGGAGTTGAGCGGTGACAGCCTTTCTGTATGGATCTTTGATCTCAGGAAGATCTTGATGATTCAGAATAGGTGCCCACTTCTCCTGCAGATTTTGTGCAGTCATTGTAGGGATTACCTGTTTTGTTTAATTCAGCGGTTGACAGTGCGGGAAAGCGCAGCGGCGTAGCGAGCCATGGTGCTATCCATTGATTCAGCCTCTGTCGGGGGGAGAGCGTCAGCAGACTCTGCAAGCATCTCACCTATAGCTTGTGCGTCCTCTTTAAGAGTAGTACCTTCTACAAATGATTCCTTGAGAATGTTGAGCTTCTCACGATAATTTGATTCACTTTCAAACTCTACGCTTTCTGCCAGTCCAGCGAGCTTGTCCTTAGCACTCTCGGAAAGATCCCAAGAGACTTCAGCAACAAGTGCATCACGCTGGAAACCTGACATCTTAGAGTTGAGACCAACGTTGGCTTCAATCTGTTCGTTCAGTTTGTTTTCCATATCATCAAGTTTAGCGACCATGCTTTCAAAGATGTCGTACTTCTCATCAGGAAGGGTGACATAATGGTCTTCAAATAGTGATTTCATACCCTTCATGAAACTCTCTGAGAGTTCATTACGGATACCGTTTTCAACCACAAGCTTGTTCTCCTCCAGCCATTGTGCTGAAGTGTAGTTAAGGAAGGACTCGACTTTCTCTGCAATGTCTTTGATCTCTTCCTCAAAACGTGTTGAGAATTCTTCTTCCAACCTGTTAACTTCCAGTTGGAGTTTCTGATTCAGTGCGCTTTCAAAGATGACTTTCGCTTTTGATTTGAAATCATCTGAGGCGCCGGTCCCATCTGCTAGTTCATCTAGGGACTCCTTAGCAGTAGAATCAATTTGGGTGTCCTCATAAGCAATCGAAGGCTTGAGCTTACCGATGCCTTTGTTACTACGACCTGAATTGGTACCGTCGTATGAAGCAGAGGAAGAACCACCAGGGAGGGTTGTTTGACCACCCTTAAGGGTCTTACCACCTGTACCACCACCAACATCACCACCACTAGAAGCCTTATTATTCACTTCAGTATGGGACTGAGACGTACCTTCGTTCTCAATCTTAGCAGAATCACCAGTAGGCTCATAATTCTGGGGAGTAGGACCACCAATATCATTGATAGACTGACCAGGAACCACGGAGGGTGACACCAACTTTTGCATAGGTTCAGCAGAACCCGCTTTGGAATTGACTTGCGTC